TTGCATTTTGCTTCTCTGCGTTCTCTCGCTCAAGGCGTTCAATGTCCGCTGCATCGGCCTGACGATTGCCGCTCAGTATTTTGTTTTCGAGTTTCAACTCTTCCACCTCTCGGCGAGCGGAGAGAGCGGCACATCGATAAAATGTCTCAACTGGCTTGGGAAACGAAGGGCTAAGTTGTAGAAGAAATAGTTCCAGTTCCTTCTCCAGCTCTTGCTCAATCTGTTCGTTCATGGCGTTCTCCTTGATCTCGGCTTCTTGTGCACCCTCGTTGATTGTACTGTCGGTGTCAATGCGTATTTTCACTTCACACCTCCTTTGCGAGCCTTACGTATCTGACTGGTCGCTATCAAGTTGAGTTTTGCAAGCACGATATCGCCGGGATTATAACCGTTGATTGTTGTAGAATGGTAATCGCTGAGGATGTTGCAGGCGGCAAGCACGCCCTCAACCCAACGCGGATCTCTGGCGCGAATAACAGGATTTACCTCCTCAAACGACCAATAAGCATATAGTGATTTCTTTTTCATCTTCCACCTCCTATGCGGGCCTTGCGCCAGCTCATTCCCTGACCACACTGGGGACAGTCTTTACCGTTTAGTCCCTTGTGTGGCGGGTCTGCCATATTCTGGTGGCACGTCGGGCCAGAATGTCGAAGGTTTCAGTTCGCTCATACGTCCTCCTCGGTTATTGTTTTTCTCCAATCAAAGTGATAAACGCGATTTCCAAAAACCATTTGCCGTCAAAGTTACTCACGCAGAATAGACTATCCACGCGGAATACATCACCATAGGGATATTCAACGGAGAGAAACGAAAGCTCGAATCCCCAGTATGACCAATCTATAAAAATGCTGAATAATTCCAGGTGAATCATTATTTCACTCCTGCCTTGATGCGGTTAGAGAAACCATACGAACAACAGCACCGTCACAAGAAGCCCCGTGACAAATCCGAAACCGAAATACATTTTTTCACCATAAGTCATACGTCCTCCTTTTTCTTGACTACCAAATACACTCGGACAATCGCTTCGTCACCACACATGCTCTTAAACCAACGCTTTTTGAATGGACGCGTGAATGTCTTACCGCATCGCTTGCAATGGTATTTATACAACCTCTTCATCACCCCTCCTTTACTGATTCGATGGCCTCGAGGAGAGAGGGGGCGGTAATAGGCGGATCGCATTGCCCTTTTGCCAGCGTGAGCGCGACACGGGTTGGCATAGCGATTGGATATTCCAGATGCAATTCGACAAACCCGTCATTTATTATTCTCTCCAGCTTGTCCAGCGCATCCGCCTTGCGGCCGTGAATCACGCACTGGGCCTTGAGCGTTTTGATTGTGCTGCGGTACTCCTTTTCCAACTTCGCCCGCCACTCAGCATCACCCTTGTCGTAGAGTTCGGCCTTCTTGAATCTCTCCACTACGGCGGGATCGTCGGCACAAAAAACAGTAGCGGGTAAAATTTTGATTGTATCGGTATCAGACCTTACAGCAATAGCTCCTTCATATCTTTTCGGTTCGCTCATTGTTGTCCCTCCAAAAGGTTAGATGTTCAAAACTATTACACCATCGTTGCCCATTATCTCTTTCGCTTCTTCGATAGGGTCTTTTTCTGTCCAGACTCCGCCCGGCAGCTTTTCGATTTCAAGAGATTCTCCAAACATCGCTGTTGCCTTCCCTACCATATCCTTCCAGTTTGCCGTCGTTACCTGTACATCAAGGATGTCCCAATCGGTAAGTTGTGGATGTTGTTGAAGCACGAATGGGCGGCAAAACTTACCGGCTCGTGGAAGTTGATGGGTGTAAAGGTTCTCGTCCAGCATAAAGTTGAGAATCTCATAAACCTTGCCAATATCACAGAGCAGGTGATCGTGAGAGATACTAAGAACTATGCCTATGTCAAATTTCATATTCTCCTCCTGTTAAAATACGGGGTGCGGTGCTGGCAAGTCCGATACCTGCGAAAGCGTCTCGAAGAAATCGAGATGAAACGCCACAGCTACCGCAACCCGGTGATGGCTACGAAGATTTTGGCAGTATGTGAACATCAACTCTGTTCCTCCTATGTGTGTGAACGGGAACGAAACTGTTCGATTTTCTCTGCCAATTCATTCATGCCGATATTCGGAATCGCGTCATAGATTTCATCAATGAGTTTCCTTTCCTCGCTCACCGGGGAGGGGGAGGACAAATACCTTGAAGCGACCTTAATCCATTTTTGCTTGTCGATAAAACTAACAATATCGTGAGAGCGCGTCGCGAGCAATTCGTCGATAAGTTTCTCAGCGTTCCCCGCCCCTTCACTGGGGGGAGAAACGGCCTTGAATTTGGCTATTTGTTCGTTCGCCGCGTCAATGGCCATAATCAGCATACCAACTGTGAACGCACAGGTATCTTCCATCTTGTTGGCGTGCGCTCTCGCAACGTCATAGTTGTGACGGGTGAATCCTTCAATGTGCCATTCCATTTCCGTTCCTCCTTGTGGGCTACGCTGATACTTTGAGTTTGCGATAGGTGACAATATGTTCGTCTGCCTCTGGATCAAGACGCATTGGCATCAGAAGGACGCGCGCTTCGCCCACCATGAACCAATGACCGCGCGCGGGTTCCGGCCCGGTCTTGTGATTGATTTCAGCCACATTGAGTTCCTGCGCCACAACGAGAATCTTTTTCAGGTATCGAACAGAAAAGGGAACCTTGTCAATAATTATCTTCGCGTTATCGTCAGGAATAAAGATTCCGGTCGGCTTGACATTCTTTGTGACTTTGCCTTTACCGTCGCAATCATCACAATGCGCCTCTGAGCCGCATACAAAGCATTTGTATTCCCCTTCGCCGTCGCACGTTTCGCACTCGACTTCCCTTGGATCAAGCCTCTCGACTTTCGGTATTCGCTCCATCGCGGCGCAGAGAGATTTCACGTCGATTGATTCAATCCCCTCCACTTCGGGCGTCAACACAGATCTAATTCCGAGTTCGCACGGTTTATACTCGGCATCTACTCCCGGCAACAATATCATAATGTGTCCGTTCGTCGCACCCGTCTGTCCTTCCCACGTCCACGGATTCATCATCGCGGGGCGCAGATCGTCCTCGCTAATAAACATTTTTAGCATTTCTGGTCTATTCATCTCTCCGCCCTTTCAGTTATGATAACCATTACGCGCTCCGTTCTGACTGGTTCATAGAATCATATTCCCTGATTGCTTTCATAATCTCAAATGCGACTTGAGGAACTATCGCGTTGCCGAGGGCTTTAAGTCTGTCCACCCGATTGGGTACCCTTGCATCCACTCGACAAAGGCGGGTTGCAACTTCAAGCCAGGGTTCTCGCCAACCGTTCCCGTTAAGTCTTTCTGATTCTGTGATTCGTAGTATTTCCCCGCCGTGTCCTCGTTGTCGTGAGGTCGCGGTGTGGTTGGGGTTGGGGTTGGTAGAAGTGCGATCGCTGTCTGCAAGTCCTTCCCGCCCTGACCATGTTCGCCGGCTCCTGTTGAGTTCCACTTCTTGGGGGTCGGTAACAGGTAACTCATTGCTCGCGGGGTTGTCCGGGGCGTGTTTAGTTGTGCGTCGCAATACTTTGGCCGCTTCGAGCTTGAGTACGATGCTTGAATCAGATCCTGCATTGTCGCCATTGATCCCGTTGGAGTTCCTAATACCACTATTTGATTGCGGAGCCGTTGCGCCGAAGATGCTGGACGCTTTCCCTTGCTTTGCGCCTCTCTCCACTTCTCCATTGTTTTCGGTCCGTCGCTCTTGTGATCCTCCGTCCCCGGTGTGAGCAATAATCCAGACTCTATCCCTTCTGTGTGGGGCATTGACGGCGCAAGCTGGAATAAGAAACGGTTCCGTTTGATAGCCCTCAGCTTCCAAGTCAGATAACACTTGGTCGAGTTCCATTCGGATGATTCCAGCAACATTTTCGCCAATAACCCAGCGCGGCCGAGTCTCGCGGATTGCTCTAAGCATTTCCGGCCAGAGGTGACGGTCATCTTCTTTGCCTCGTCGCTTGCCGGCGACAGAGAAGGGCTGACAGGGGAAGCCACCCGTGACGAGGCCAACCCGTCCTTCAAATTCTCCCCAATCAATCTTCGTGATGTCACCTAAACACCTGCTCTCTGGAAAATGCTTGTGATAGACCTGACAGGGGAACTTTTCAATCTCTGAATGACCTAAGTTCACGTATTCATCGCCCCAACACCAAGACGCTGCGAGAGCAAAACCACCGATACCGCTAAAGAGATCAACATGGTTCAAAATGTTCCTCTGACTGGTTTGTTCCCGCCCGTGAGGGGGCTACTTGAAAAACGACTTAACAAACTCGGTTGCGTTACGATAGCCACCCCTGCGATTCTAGTGATGATCACAACAGTACTGTTTGTAAGCGTATCGCTTCGCCTTTGTGGGTGGTCGCCCGTATCGACGCTCACGATAGGGTCCGCCACGCCCACAAATTACACACTCGGTTGTTGTTGTGAAATACCAGTGCCGTCGCATCTGGCGTTTCTTGGCTTGTCTCATTGGCACACCTCGCTTGCTTTGTGGTCCTTACCGCACGGTACGCGTTTCATTATCTTTTCAACTTCGTTCAATAGGTGCGGGGCGGCAAAGGGTAGGCTCATTCTCCAATACGGATCGTCCTTGATGTATCCTTTTTCCTCTGCGATTGCCTTGATTTCTAGTTTCACTTCTTCGGGGGCTTGACGAATGAACGCCTGAACGCGACGGCAACGGGTTTTCAGTTTCGCAATCACGGGTTCCATTGCCAAAGCGTAGCGACGCGCATAGAGCGTTGAAAACTCAACGAGTCCAGCCTTTTCCAGTTCAGCCACGGGGATATTGATTTTCTCAAGCTGTCGGCGGCGTTGTTCTATCCTGTCAGTAACCATCCTTTCAACCTCGGCGGCGGTGTAGAGTTGTTCCGTGTTAATCCAATACTCAAAGGCAAGGCTCTTGTATGTCGTGTTCCGTTCAACCGCTTTCGCCCGCTCTCGAATCTTAGCGATTGGCTCTTTGAGTTGGAACAATCGGTCACAAAGGACGGCCCGCTCTTCATCTGAAATTCGGATCTGCTTCGCAAATTCTACCTCACCAACCAATTCCAAGATTTCGTCCCGGTTACTCGCCTCTTGCTTTGCGTGCGTCAGCGAGTTTTTGAGCCATTTCTGCACTCCTGCGGAGGTTGTCTGCGGTAAGTGGGGGTCTAGTGCCAGCTTGTCGATTGCTTTGCCGATTTGTTCCACTGTATTTCCCTTCCAAGAGTTTCAAATAATTATTGCTTGAGCAAAAGAGCCAATCAAAATCAACCTTCCATTCCCGGTCATTCTCACCGCGCACAAACGCAGATTCCTCTATCCGCTTGAAACACGCCTCAAGGTCAAACTCCTTCTCCGCGAAACGAGCGGCGACGGCTTTCACCCGCTTGTCGGAGAGCCTAAGGATTGTCTTTAGTCCGAGTCTTTTCGCCTCGCTGTTCCAGTGTTCTAAAACCGATAAACCACTAGAGGGGAGTATATCTTTCTTCTCTTCTCTTCTAATCTTCTTCTTATCTTCTTCTCCTTCTTCTTCTTGCTTTAAAGACACTTTAAAGTCACTTTGAAGTTTGCCCCCGTATTTCGTGAAATTGTCAGCAATTTCGGCAAACTTGGCGCAAGTGATAGTTACGAAATCCTCCGAGTTCTCGACGAATGTGAGGTGAGCGTCCTGCGAACAGTAGGTGAGTATCCTGCGTAGGTGGTCCCTACGCTTGTTGAGTCTCTCGCAATAGTTCTTCCAAGAGATGGTCAGCACACCCGCCTTGCCGTGCGCTCCCAGTAATTCGAGCGTCTTGAACCAAAAAGCGTAACCCGCGTCCCCGAACCGCCTTTCCAAATCCCTCACAAACAAATCATCGCTTGAGTCTGTCATGTGCTTAAACCATTTCATCTTGTGCGCCATTCGGACGTAAATAGAAAAAGGACGCCCAAAACCCGTTGGCCATCAGCACAGGAATCACTTCCATAGCTGCAACGAGTAATGAACGTCCCTAGAATGAAAAATCCTGTACTGATGGCACTTACAATATACGAAATTTGTGTCCGTATTGCAAGTCCCCTAGTCATGTGGCGTTCTCTGAACCTGTCCACTCGTTACGAATGTTGCATACTCCCAGGGCATCATTTGACACTGCACCCTGTGCTTGTTCGTGTTCGTGTCATACTTCTTCGACTTGGTGCGCTCCTTGAACTCACGATGTGGTTCGGGCGGTGCTTCGTCAAATTCTAGCTCGGTCTGGTTCATTGTCCCTCCACTAGTTTATACAGGAAACACCCTTTACGGATGCGCTCACAAGTGATTCTGTAACCAGCGCGCCTTAGTTCGGAAATACGCGCCCTGTATTCTGCTCCCAATGGTGGCGTAGTTATCCATTCCGCCGTTGTCACCCCGCCCGGATTGTTGCGGAACATTGATAAGACTTGTTCACACTGGGTCATTGTTCGTTCCCTTCGTCGCATTTCACACATTTAGCTAGGAAGTCGTGCCAGATACGAAGCATTGCTACAAGGACGGTATCGAACAGGTCTATCCGCTCGGCCTTGTCCCTATGACACGGACGGCATACCGGGACCGCCATTAGGTCACTTGTCTTGCAGTTATGGTACCCGAGAGCGGCGTGGTGAGCATCTACCGGGGTTGCGTCGCAGAAAATACAAGGCAGTTCGCGGATGAACGCTAGATATGCCTTTGAATGAACTATCGGGAACGCCCTTATCGTGGTTCGCAAGGCTTTCAAGGTCTGCTCACGTTCGGTCATAGTGTCCTCAGATAAATTTCCCACAGGATGGCCGCCGCAAACAATACGCCGAGAATTACCCCTATCAGGGTGAGAGCGTACGACTTGTCAGTATGGTTGGGGTGAATTTTCATGGTCTCGATAAGGTTCCCACGCCTCCCCACTAAGAGGGTCAGACCGCTTTGGTCTTTAGTCGCGCCTACAACAGGGCGTTGGAGTGTTATTGTCCTTCGATTGACTGCCAATACTTTTCCGGGCTGACGTTTGTTATGCCTAGTTCGTGGCACAAGTCCTGAACCCTCATTGTCAACTCGGCAAACTGGACCGAGTTCAGGGCTGTCGTTGTCCCGCCAACCACCATTATCACACCTGTCGTCGGGTCTGTTATTTCCTTCGGATTGAATTTGAACTTGATGAGTTCGTGGACTTCATCGGTTGTCATCCCCGTGTACTCAGACAACGCCCGAACGAGTGCGCCAAAGTAGTAGCGATTTGCCCTGAGACTCCTTTGGCGGGGAACTGTCTCGACGATGACCATAACCTCGTCACCGTCTTTGCGGGCTATGTCAAGAACGATCTTACCATCTCTTACCTTGACGACTCGTTCGGTGATTAGCATTGACGCTCCCTAGAAAGGTAAGTCCGGTCCGGGTGTCTGACCTTTGGGCGCACGGAGGCGCAAGCCGCCCGTTAGCTTGCCCTGAAACTGGATGGCCGGGTCGAAGTAAACCACGATCTTCTTTCCCATCCACGTCGAGTAATCATCCCCGTAAATCGCTACGAGGACATTGATGTTCGTAATGTTCGCCACGAATCCCTTTGGCGACTCGTCGAACTTGATAACCACCTTCTCGGCGGGATCGTCTTCTGTCCCGACGTTCTCCCGGCTGATACCGGAAATGGTGAACAGTCCGGCTTGGTTTGCTCCCAAGTCTTCCTTCTTGATGTAACGCGATGGGATGAGTTCGTGTATGCTAGGCATTACTTGTTCCCTTTCTTGTTGGTGGATGTCAAATACTTCGGGGTCTGTTCTTGCGAGTGCCATCACTTTATGTCCAGCCTGGTTCCCTGATTGATCTTTGCACCGTCAACGCCAACACCCTCTTTCCAGTCTGCCTTGATTGCGGCCTTGTCAATGGTCACGACGGTCTTGGACTTCTTATACTTCTCGGGTACGGCCTTCTCATCCACGATTTCCACGCTCGGCGGATTGTTCTTGATCTTGAGCTTGAGCGTGATACCGTCAATTTCCGTTGTCTCGGTTGCCTCCATGGCCTTCTTCAAGTAAGCCCTGAACCATTCGGCCTGTTTGTTGCGGCGGTCCAGGATTCCTTTGAGCCTTGCAATCTCGGCCACAACTTGCTCTGATTCGCTCTCCGTGTTCAGGACGTGCTTTCCCACAGCCACACACTTGTCCTTGAATGACAGATTGAGCGATACCAGTTGTTTCTCGATGACCTCAAGCTGCTCGTCCGTCTCGGCCTCATTATATAACTCGATTGCCTGAGACAGTTCTTGAGTCAGTTCGTAGAGTTTCATAGCATCACCGTTTCCACTTCCTGCTCGGACGCCTTCTCGGTCACTTCGGCAATGAGCCTCTTGCGACAATCCTCTTGGCTGTCGCGGCTCAAGGTGTTTGGCATCAGATAGCCCTCCTCGCTCTTAGCCATCCAATACCGCCCCTTGCCGTCTGTTCTTGTGATAATCTTGTATGTCGCCATTTGTTCCTCCTGTTATATTCTTACCACGTTGCGTCCTGAATACCTCGCCAATGTCAACCCACCATAAGCCTTCTTCACTTTGGCTATCAGGTTCTTTTTGGCTATCCTTGAATTGACTATTTCCTCAGCCCTCACTTGCAGCTCAAAGAAGTCCGCGTGTGATACGTCGGGCAAAGACTTTCTCACCCTCTCAAGCAACTCTCTTGTCTCAGGGGCTATCCTCTGCGCTGACTCCAATGTGGCTAGGTCGCGATTGATGAACTCTAGACGGAAATTCATTGGCTGGCCTTTTGCGCTTCATGAATCCACCTTGTGACTTTGGCGGTTGAATGTCCGATGAACAGACTATCACAGACAGGACACTTGGTTGGGATGCCCACCATCTCAATCTCGTCATGCTGCGGGTCAGCTAGACAGTAGAACCTGTGCCTGTCCTTAGCCCAACATTCCCTGCATAGCCCATCCTCAATATCGTCTATGTGGTTCAGTGTATTGCAAACGTCACACTTGTAGTAATCGTCCATATCCGGCTTGGGGTCTTTGTCTATGCCAACCATCATACTGTTACCGTGGGGGGAATTGTCGATGGTGTGCATTGTCAGTTCAGAGAGAAGTATAGGTGTATTGCCTCAGTCCACAGACACGGAGAAGGCTTGTACTGCTTGGTCATTTCCAGATTGTGTAGTCTGGCTTGTTGACGGGCTAACTCTTGAGAGAAGGTCATTGTTGTGCCTTCCAATCCTTTCTTACCCTGAGCAATGCCTCACGTACCGTCTCTGTACCGTGCATCGTGAAGCTGGTTCCCGTTTTGTGGTCCTGGAATAATGGTACCGCCGACTTGTTCGGGCGTTCCTGCATACCCAAATACTCACACCCACAGGCGGCCGCATCTACGCGGTATTCGTGTTCGGTGAGGGCGGTCATTGGAAATTCTCTGCCTCAATGCGAGTCAGAAAAGCGTGTATCCCGCCAGAGCATTCGTTCCAACGGTTATCGTCCCATTTATCACAAATCACACGCTGGCCGACGCGGTATTCTGTTTTTTTGTCGTGCTGGGATATGCCCACGTGACCGCCGAACAATTCAAGCACGTCAACAAATTCAAAGCGGCATTTCCGCCCAGTGGCGTTTGACCGTTTTGCATCCTCGGGTACTCTCATCTTGACAATGATACCCCTGTTACACCTTTTCCAAACAATCAGAGAGCCTTCAGGGACGATGAGAGTTTGAGCAAATGCTTGCTCGGCGTTTTTTGCGCGCTGAAGGTCTGCGCCCTGAAGGTATGCGCCCTGAAGGTATGCGCCCTGAAGGTCTGCGCCCTGAAGGTATGCGCTCCGAAGGTATGCGCCCTGAAGGTATGCGCCCTGAAGGTCTGCGCCCTGAAGGTCTGCGCCCTGAAGGTCTGCGCCCTGAAGGTCTGCGCCCTGAAGGTATGCGCCCTGAAGGTATGCGCCCTGAAGGTCTGCGCTCCGAAGGTATGCGCCCTGAAGGTCTGCGCGCGCCCTAACCGCCGCCTCAACGCACAATTTCAATGATTCGGTTTCGAGAGAGAAAAGAACCGAGCCATTCCATCTTGACTTGATCTCGAATTTCATTTCATCCTCCTATTGATTTCCTCGGCAAAAGGGGGCAACGACCGTGAGCTACCCCCTCTCGAAATCGGGCGACTTCGAGGCCGAGTATGATTCACTGCGTCGCCCTTCGTCCACATTCCTTTAACCACTTCTCTCGCGCTTCCCGGCCTTTTGGATCTGCCTCGGCCATAAGTTTCGCCCATCGTTCATCACCGATGCAACACTTTCCCGCGAGACAGTCCGCGATATGCTGAGGGCTTGCCCCGGTACATCCAGCCGCCCATTTGCGTCCGTCAACAACACTCCGGCCCTCGTCATCAAAATGAGCCGCTTGATAGCGAAGGATGACAAGCATAAGAACCTTTGCCTCACTCAGCAGCTCGGTCTTAAACTCGTTGGTGTCGGTTATCTTCATTGGGGTTGGCTTTCGTCGAAGATTTTCGGGGCTTGCTTTGTGACTACGGTCATACTATCTTGAGTCAGAAAATCAAACGAGAAAAAGAACAGCCAAAAGGAAATTGAGAGTGCCATAAGGATAGAAAAAGAAAAAGCCCGACCAACCTTGCGATTGATCGGGCCTGAAAACTTCCCGTTGGAACTTGCTTTAGTTTTTTAGGTCTGCGCCTTTACTTCCTGCATATTATCGGTCAAATCCGGCGTAACACCTTACAAACTAAAGCACACGGGTAAACTCTGTTGAATCACGGTCAATCACTAACCCAGCGTAGGAAATCCCACAATAAGAGTCAAGCGTTTTGACGGCTTGCAAGAAATTTTCTTTGTAAGCAAGTGCCGTGCCATATCCTATGCATTCCCAAGTTCGGCACGCGTGAGCAAGCGCACAGCATTTCACCATTGAAACAACGAAAATCCCGGAGCGATCTCCCCGGAAAGGTCGTGATGGCTTACCACACAATGCAACGGTTCATTCGTGATTATGGTTATGATGCTTGGCTGACTTTGCTTGAGTGTGCGGACAACGGTGAGAAGCACGGCGTCATAGCTAGAAAGATTCCAAAGAGTCCACGCACGGGAAAGAAGCTGTCCCGTAGGCGTATCTCTCAACTCATTGAGAAGTTAATCCATTTCAGGGCAACCCCCGTTGAACCAGCTAAGCTATGCCTAGATAGAATGATTCAGTCAGATCAAGCCGGGGTCGATTGGGCGAAAGAACAGATACTTAAACTTGCGGAGAAAGCCGATGAAGCAGATAGAGAAGCCCTCAGATACCTTCCGGGCAGACGAACCAGCCGACAGAGTGCTGAAAAGGCTTGAGCCTCAAATCGGGCTTGAATTGATAGCCCGGTTGTATCTCGCGTTCAGAAATGAACGTCTTAATAATAGAGTGCTTGCCTTGCAGTATCAAGTGAGCCGGTTCGATGTTGTTGTTCTGCGGTCCTATCCGTGGAGAGTCTTGTCTTACTTGGTCGCCTCAATGAAAGAGAGACATTGCGCCGTGATACTCCCACTCCAGAAACGAGCGTAGTCACTCTATAATCATCTCAGGCGGCGAGTCTGTCAGGATTACAATGAGATAGATGAGTTTGGTAATGTCGAACATTGGGACTCCTTAGATTACCTTGAATATGAGCAGTCCCGCCACAATCAGGACAATGGCCAGAATTGGGATCCAAAATTGCGTCAGGAACACCCCTACGTTGAACAAACTAGAGATGGATGGTATCAGATTACCCCCCTCTAAACTGACTTTCTTCAGCCTGTTGCGGAACCAGAGCCACAAGTCCTCGATGAGCTTGGTACTTGAGTTCATCGTCTCACCGTTGAGTCTGGAGTCAACCCCCTTAATCGGATCGGGTTCGGGATGCACCGTGATTGCCTCAACGGTCGGTGGTTGTTCCTTGTCTAGTTTGGCGTCAAGGTCGGTAATGTCAAAGCCGAGTGTCTTGGCGTCCGGTTCGTCTCTAGGCTGGCTCATATACTGTTTTCCCTTCCTTCTTGTCGGCGTACATCGCTTGCCGTCTCGGATTTGGACGATACGATATGTGAACCCAACGGTTAAATTCCTGAATGAGTTGATCGTAGGGAATGTTGCTCGCGCGTACGAGGTCGAACAGGTCTTGTACCGTGAGACGCGTACAATGGAAGTCCGCCGCCTCTCCCTTGCAATGCTGACTAGACTCGCTCCCGCCTATCATCTTATTGACTTCGGGGCTACGGTAGCCGCTTGTGATGATTAACGAGACTTCCACCAGCTCGCGGATTGGCTCAAGGACTTTCAGGCAGAGCATCACCAGCTTGCCCCTTGTCTCGTCCGACGGGGTGTTGTCTATCCCCTTCCTCACCGCTTCCTCTGACATGGTGAACTCGCTTAGGTCGAAGTGTTCGCTTAGTCTCATCTTCTGTTTCCTCCCCCAATGACTTCCCCATCTTCTGTTTCAGCCATAACCCCGTCTTGAATGTAGGGTACCCGCAAGATTCAGCCTTGAAATGAAAGTCTAGTATAGCCTTGCGCTCTGGCTCGGAATAGCCGAAAAAGGTTACCCTCAATGATCGTAGGTTAGCCATACTCCCTTTGGCACTTTATCGCTAATGTGCCGATGATATTATTTATTGCCGCCGAGATTGGTTCCCCTTACCTTGAGCGATTTCCCAATCCACAGGTTCTTGAACTCGGCAATCATTCTATCTCGGTATGCCTCACCTTGCGCTTTGTCGAGATAGCAGATCGTCATGTGCGGCTTGTATGACGAGAAGGTGTTGACGTGCGGTAGGAACTCAAGCCGATGATGTCCCGCAAGAAGGTCGTTGTTGACTTTGATGTGCGCCACGATGCACCAATATGGTTCGTCGGGATAGGGGCTATCGAAGTACCCGATGTCCGCGATTTCTACTTCGTTGAGTTCCCACCCTTCCAGCACCTTCCCTATGTGCGAGGCGTAGTTCTTCCCCTCTTCCAAAAGACCGTAGAGCAGCGTGATGTGTGCGACCTTCCCGACAACCCATCCGTCGATCCAAAACCGTTCTTTGTTCTTGGCGTAATACAGCGCGACACCCGCACCGTCCGCCTCGATGGTGTACATGTTCGGCAATGGCTCAAGGTCAAGCATCACGCAACCGAGCTTATTCAGATTAATGCCGAGCCATTCGTACACTTGCTTGAATTGATGCGAGCTTAACTGTGCCATTTCGTCCTCCTTGGTAACATTGCCTGTGTTATTGTGCAGAAGTCGGGTTACTGTCCTTTTCATAAGGATACATCCTTGTTTTTGTGTCCCCCGAATAAGGTCACACCCTTGTTTAATGAGCCTATTAATGGCTCGGTGAACCTATTTCTTCGACGGCTTTGGGTTGGGTGCAGAAGATTTGATTTTCCGCTTGCGTGCCATCTTTTCACGCCAAATGCGTTCTTTCTCGGCCAGAAGCGCATCCCTGCCAAGCATACCAGCTAACGCCAATCCTGTTCGCGTATTCATCTTACCCCATTGTTTTAGGTCCGTCGTTTCTTGGGTGGTTTCTTGGATAGTCCCGGCGGTATTACTGGGTGAAAGTCCCGCTCGATTAAGGCCACCAAGAGCTTGATGTAAGCCTTCTCACAGTCTTTTTTGCAGAACTTCACGCCCGGAATGTCCGGGTCAATCGTCCACGCTCCGATCGCGAACTTGGAACACTCGGAGCACTTGGCTCGTTTCTTCTGCGAGTTCTTCTTACCTACAGTCATTTTGATCCACTCCCTACAACTGGCTGAATACGTCTGAATCACGTACCGTTATGCGTGAATTTGGACACTTTGTCCAGATTCTTGTCCGGATAATGTCCGAATTTGCTTCTCTCAATCTCACAATCGGACGTTTGAAGTCTCAATCTGTGATTTCAAGTTGTCCGGGATCTCCGGACTACCGGCTTGTGCCGTCATTTCAGCTATTAACTGACGCCGAGGCCGACACTGGCCGTTGCATTTTTTGCAACTGTCCGGGATTTCCGGTAGAGTCAAAAAAGATTGCGGCGTCAAAGAGCGTACCATCGGCGGCAATGAGCGCTCATGAACACTCATGCAGTTATCCCGCCGCAGGTCGCCCATCTGACGGTTGACTGGCCGCGAGACGCCGCAACCATTCCTTCCGTTGGGTGTCGTACTGGGGTTGCATCCAATAATGATACGCGCTGTCCATCGTTGGCATATCACCCGTGCAATGTTCGCTAAATTCATTGTCGGGGCATGGCATCCTATTATGAGTATTTTCACTAAGCGCGCTGAGCAAAAATCTCTCCTATGTAAATTTGCACTCACAGGTTAAATCTGCATCATATACTAAAGTAGCCATACGTTGCTTTTTCGCTCCGGTCACACACTTCCGTGCAGGTCTATCTCGGTGAAATCGTCCCCGTTCTCCGAGTGTCTCTTCGGGGTTATCTCAATCTTGACTACACCCAGGTCCGTTGGGTTGAGGTTCCTATCCACCACGTACGATCGCTTGCCGGGAACATAGCCCTTGAGGAACGAGCCGGTACGGGCTAGTAAGCACTTTCTATGAGACAGTCTAATAGTCTTATAACCGCCGCCGTTCAGTTTCAGGCGTGTAATGGTCGCTATGGACTTTTTATGATCGTGCCCCATCAAATACACGTCTGACTCGGCTTGTTCGCACATCTGCTGGACCGTGTTCAGGCTTCCCCCTACGAGTCTCGCCGCCCCCTTGCCGTGATACGCCCAAATGTCAATAGAACGACCATCGTTCCGCTTGGTATCGGGAGAAAGGACTAGGCGAATGAATGCGGTGCAACCAAGATATTTACAGCCCAACAATCGGCACAAATACTGGGTTGAGGTTGTCCCGTCCTCGAACTTGACAAAGTGATTCCCTTCAATCAGTCCGACGAGATGCCCGCGCATAAACCCTAGCTCTTTCGCAAGCCTCTCCGTCTGACTGCGGTAGAACTGTTCCAGGGTTTCTCCCGTTGAATCGTGGAGGTTGTCGTTGTTGAGGATCTTGCGCTCAGAACCACTTATGAGGTCGTCATAGTCGCCCATTCCGAGGAAGTAACAACGGGGCTTGTGTTTCGCCCATTCAAGGAACTCCTTCCACTTCTCAACGTGGCACAGGGGACTCGAACGGTGAATGTCGCCGAAGGGAATAAGATAAAGGGGTTCACCTTGCTTCTTGTATCTAATGGGATAACGGTGTATCTCAAAGATACCTCCGGTGTTCATACGCCTCCGGTTATTGTGATAGACTGTGAAGGAAAAATCTGCGCTTGACGAAAACGAACACACCCCAGAGCGCGAGCAAGAGAACGTACGTCCACGGTAGGTACTCACCGAACAAATGAAATCCACCTAGCGACATGGAAATCCAGCTTGACGTTGCGAGCGCGTTCCCTGAGAAGATCCAGTACGCGATATCTTCAAGGATTACCCACAATGGAATGTCCTGGAATCTGTCTAAACCGTACGCGAGTATCAGCATCAAGCCCGCCATTGGCAGATGCCAGTTGGCAACTAGGAGGCCAAACAGCGTTGGCGGGCCAAAGGTAACGTGTCCCCCTCCTTCTAGCAGTCCAAAGAGGACCGCAGAGAGAAGGAACAGACAGACGTTGCGAATGATGCGGGTCACTTCGGTTCAGTCTTGGCAACCTCGCCGTCAGAATTGGTAAACAGGTTCTTGGCAAGGTACGCGAGTCCAGCCGCTAGTCCTGTGGCTCCGGCTGCGCCGAGCTGTGCCAGTGTCGGAAGTGTTCCAGCGTCCAACAACGGAATGAGTGCCGTGCCAATGGCCGCGAGTGCCGCGACGATGAACCCCTTGAGTAGGTCTTGAAGATTGAGCTTGAGAAAGCTAGACATGATGCCCTCCTTGTTATTTGTCCTTTTTCTTGCTTAACTCCTTGCGGATTTCCTTCTGTTCGTCCCTTATCTCTCTGAGCAATTCCCTGATTGCGTCAAACTTCTCGTCGGACTTGGCTATGGCAACGGTGTGTACCTTTTGCTCGGCCATAAGTTCCTTTGCCTGAGTCTTGAGGCTGTCCACATCGGCATACATAAAGAACAAGGCGGGAATAGCCAACAAGCTAGCCGTAATGACCGCGGTGAGTACCTGCCTGACCCACCCGTTGAATACGCTCTGTTTTTTACCGCTCTCGTCTGCCATGTCCGCTCTCTCCTACTGTATGGCTACTGCAAAATTAACTTGACTCTGATTGAGACAGTCGTTAGTTTCCACTACTACGATTGGAGGCCGCTATGAAACCACTTCTCATTGCGTTCCTTGTCCTGTTCTCTGCGTGTGACAAGCCTACTGAACCCGATCCGCCAAGCCTGAGCGGGACGTGGAACTCGTCTATCACCGCTACGGGCTATTCCTCTCAACCGCCCCTCATTGTTATCCAGCAAGAACAGAACATCCAATTTAGACTCACCTTCTCGACCGGGACGTGGGAACTATACGGCACGGTTGATCCCACCACATTCAAACTCAAACTCACCGGAACCTCAGCCGAGTCTCGGTTGGCCTTTGAGGGGACAACCACATTCCTTTACAACCGTATCGACGGGACGCTATCCGTCAGGCCAAAGGACTATTTCGCGTTCACCCACTACGCGATGACCGCGACGAAGAACTAAGGTCTGCGCTGTAAACTCAAAAGCAGTTGTTGTAACGCCGCGATATCCGCCGGTGTCAGCGTTGGAACCTGTGTCGGCACTCCTGGCGGTAATCCGCCCGATTGAACGCTCATTGGCCCTTGTGGTTGAGTGCTACCAATTCTACCCATCTCAAACGGACCACCTGCTTGTTGGGGAAGCATCAATCTAGGCGGAGGTGGCGTAGGTGAATAATTCTGTGATGGGGCAAGGGCCGTCGCTACTCGTTGTTGCGCCTGAAGTCGGGGATCGGGTGTCTGTGGCAACGGTGGCTCAATACCGGTCTTGCCCAGTTTATTCATTGCCCGTGCAACCGATGGATTGGTCTTGTTACGGTAGTTGGCATACTTCTTACCAAATCCAACAATTCCTGCGGGTATAGTTGTTGCGGGTGCGTAGTGCAATCCCATCAACAACGCCTCAGTTGCCAGCGTTAACCCTAGCGGGGTTCTTCCACCCGCACCCGTAGCACCACCTACCTTTTCCGACCTTGTTATGTTGCGGGTAAAGACGTTCTCAGCGAACCGCAAAGCACCGTAGTCCTTGCGAAGTTCTTTCATCCCCTTTTCGCCAAACCGTTCTGCCGTGTCGAACATCACATCTCGCAACGCGTCCGCGGCTACAATCTTCGCGCCTATCATTGACCGCCTTACGGGGTCTGACATAATTTGATATTGGGCATCAGGCGACGCCTTGTAGAATGATTGTGCCTCTGCGTTAAATTCCTTAATGGTTTCGAGTACGCCCTTAAATGTGTCCTGTTTATTGAATGTCTCAGCAAACTGTTCAAGAGCGCGAACTGTAGCGGGATCGTGCTGACGCATCGTTTCGGTGATTGCGCCTCTAATCGCTCGCCTTGCTGACATTTTAGCAACAGGAACGTCACCTATGCGCTCAGTAATCGGGGCTAGGTAATCGTCAAACATCTTAGCTCGCGTCTGAGCTGTAACATCTGCCATCTGTCTAACTGCACCGGCTGAGTTAAGGGGATTCTCTTTCAGTTCGGGAGCAAGGTATTCCGCCGCCCGCCGCATATTATCGGTATAGTTTGTCTCACTCTTTGTTGGGGGAAGTTTCTGCTTGAGTGTTTCGATTGATTTCTCTGCTGTGGCAATGGCCTTGTACGGTTTCCGATATTCTACCGCATCCTTCACTCCCCGTACTGCCTTTGGAGCCATTACTGGCCCGACGATAGAACCTACCGTCTCGGTTAACTTAGGAACCTGCTCGCGAATGTCTTGAGCGTTCTCCGGGGTGGTTCCGAGATTATGCCCACCACCAGCAAGCTCTATTGCTCCACCAACAAGCCCTAATCCCGCTTGACCCAATTTCTTACCAACATATCCAGTGGCTTTCGGTATTGCTCCAAGTAAATCAAGCACCGCAGGTATTCCAACGTCCGTACCAAACCCACCGTGTTTCTGTGCTACTTGCCTAAGCGATTGATCTATACCTGACAGTGGAGAAAGAACCGCCTGTGCCGCGCCAGCTAGTTTCTGCGCCCCGCCAGCGACAAGGTTTCCCCTGTCCATCTTGGCTTGTCCGGTCTGAATGTCTACGCCCGCTGCTTGCCACGGCTCTGAAAAGTTCTGACCAATAGTGCGTTCCGGTGCAGTCTCGACGGGCGCACTCCGACTGCGGAGTTTCATCTTTGCCTTCGCAAGCAAAAGCAAGCGTTCTCTTTGTGGGTCTTGACCGTTCATTACTGCTCCCGAATGAATCGCTCTAATTCCTCATTGCTCATTTTGTCCAAGTCAGACTCATTGACAACCTTCTTCTGACCGCCGCCTTGTGTGCCGCCTGTGTATTTCGAGAAGTCAAAGCCCCGCGCGGATAGGATCTCTCGCGCCCGTGAACTCAATATGTCAAACCCCGGAGGCCACGCGATACCCGGTACGTTCTTCTGGCTTTCCAATGCCATAAGACGCGAGCCAAGAAGTTTGTCCGCCGTGTCAACCCACGCGTTGAACTGGGCGTCAGATAGGCCGTAGTTCAGCGTCTTGCCCCATTCCATAATCTCCTGATCGGTTGGTGAGGCTGTGCCTACGCCCGCCTTGAATGATGCCGCCATTTCTGACTTTACCGCATCACGGGCAAGATTGAACCGCGTTACGATCGGATTGCCAAGATTTTCCTTGATGTAGTTAGTGATAGTGTTTCCTGTTTGCCACGCGTTGTTCTTCAATTCATCTGCCGCGGCTTTCATGTCCTCAATATGTCCTACAACCATATTGAGTGACCGCGCAGACCGAGCAAGATTGCCAACCGTCGCGTCTTTCATCAAGGCTTTCGTTGCGTCAATCCATTTCTGATCGTAGGTCGGGTCAACACGGGTAACGAGTTTCATAATCCGTTCCCGGTTCGCACCGCGCATCGACGTGGCTTTGTTGGGATCGACGTTGCCCTTCCTGATACTGTCAACCAACGCTCTATCTCCAACAGGTAACGCCTTCAATAACGATTCCCCCCCAAGGTCGGGACGGAAATCTGCCGCGTTCAATGCCTGAGTTGTGGCCGATTCTTGCGTCCACGGCTCCCATCTTGGAGCCGAGCCGGGAAGTGGTTGGCGCGTAAGTTTGTTGATGTCTTGGACTTCTTTCAGCCTGACGCCGCCCTCGGTCTTGGTCTTTCCAGTCGGGATGGTATCAACTTGTTGCCCTGACGCCGCGGGTCCGCGCCTGTTCCGCTCAATCTGTGAACGAATCAAGTCCTGTTGCAATGGGTCAATCGGCCTTGACTGTGGCGGGACGCGTTCATTCATCGTGGTCGCGCCCGTCAAAGGATTTCTCTGAACTTCTTGCATCCCGCCCACACCGGGACTGACCATCTGCGTCGTTGGGGCGGTTGCCCTTGCACCCTCAACGTAGTTCTTTGCCATCGGATTTCCCGCGGCCATCTCCTGCAATAGCAGTGCCGGATCGGGCGTCTGAGACGGGGCTACGCTTGCCGTGCCCGCGCGTGGCATTACCGCGGGACCGCCTGATTGTTGGGGAACTACCGCAGGCGGTTGTGTCGGGGGAGCAATGTTAGCCTGTTGTGGGAACATCCCCTGAAACCCTTCCTCTGCCCGTTTCCTTTGCAGATACTGAGCGAGCGTTTTCATCAACTCGTCAAAGTTCGCAAGCGCGCCTCCCCTTGAACGGTCAAGATTGCCCTGCTTCATCTGCTCAATGTTGATTAAATCTCCGAGTGGCATATTACTTCCCTCCATACGTGCCGGGGAACAGTAACGACGCCCCAGACTTTGCCGCACCAAACAATCCGCCTAGAGCGTTCCAGAACTCATTAGGCTTGTTATTGGAATATAGTTGCCCCATCCCGGTATATTGCTGTCCCTGATTGAACAGGTTTTGCTGGTTCTGGAATGCCGCGTTAAGTTGGAACTGACGCGCTTGTTCTGCCGCGGACTGTGCTTGTCCTTGTTGGTTCGCGGCAAATTGACGTGAGGCTTCCGATGCTTGTTGGTTCTGGAAGTCCTGACCTATCCCAAATTGACGCGTTGATTCTGTGGCTCCCTGTTGGTTGAGAAAATTATTAATTTGCTGTTGCTTGTCACCTTGAGTCAACTGCTGAGACTGTAAGAGCGCGGAAAATAACTTCTGCTGATTGTCCGCCAGGGTTTTAGCCCTGTCAACTTCAAGGTTCCCCATCTGAGTAGCGAATGGAGCATACGCCTGAGACGCCACCGCAGAAGTGAACCCGGAAGGATTGACAAGTCCGCGTGATGCCGCCATTGCCGCTCCCCTGTTCGCTGCTTGGCTAGAGGCTGTGCCAGCCTGTCCAGAGAGATTTCCCCTCGCTGTGTCAAAGTAGGCGTTGGTCGCCTCTGGAGCGTAATACTTCGTCGGATCTTCGTACTGGAATCCCTTCAAGTCCTTTGGGATGGTAAAATCCGTAGGCGTTGAACTCAAGCCTGACTGTCCCTGTTGTTCAAGCGTGGCAAGTCGAGCCTTGTATGACTCTATTTCTTCCGGCGTTCCCGAATTGGTCTGTATCTTGAGTTTTAGAACTTGCATCATTGCATCGCGATTGGGGTCCACGCTGGATTGCGTCCCAGTGCCCGCCCCAAACTGAGTTGGTGTATAGCCCGTGCCAAACTGTGTCGGCGTATCATAGGAACTTGTCGCACCCTGATCGAGCAAGCCCTGTAACTGATTGATACGGCCCATAAACTCATAAGCCTGACCGGGATTGCTCTCGAATTGGCTTGGGTCGGCAAGCCTGCGTCTGTATTCGTCAATCTGTGCTTGAATACCAGCGCGCCAATCATCGCCCTGAGACGTTCCACCACCCACACCCTTATCTGCTGGCGTTTTGCTTGGGACAAATCCCTGCCTTCGCTTGTTTTTCTCTGCTTCCTCTCTTGCGGTGTCAGTATCACCCGGTTGGGGATCACCCGGACCTTTTGGGTTACCTGGATCTCTTATGTCGATGGGGGGATCATAGTTCGGGTTTTCCTTCCACGACTGATACCACTGCATCAAGTTACCCTGTGGGTTGGGACCGAACAAATCGTCAAGGTATGTTTTGGCCCGCGCCGCGTCGGTCCCGAACTGTCGCTGCACGGAACGATACACCCATTTCTCAAAATCATACCACGCCGGGTCCTCTCGCGGATCGCCATAAATGTCCCCGCCTTGTGGTGCAACCGGAGAACCCCCTTGCGGGTTATTGTTCTGCATCTCTTGGATATACCGCTCCACTAGCGGATTCCTCTTTGCGGGGTCACTCCACACGGAAGCAACGTCTATCCCCTGCTGTTGCAACCACTGAGCCACTTGTTGCGGTTGAACTCCGCCCCAGATCCAATCACTCCCTGCGTATGCCATACCTGCCCCTATTGTTTAATCAACGTCAAAGAAGAACCTGTTAGCCATTTCGTGTCAGACGCGTTTGCTACACGTTGCGCCCATTGGACGGTGAAACTTCCAGCCGTTCCAGCCGTTACCAATATGCCCTCCGCTTTTAATGGAACGGTGGTGAATATCGCACCCCACGAATTAACTGCCGGAGCAACTATGATGGGAGCCGCACCGTAGGCGATTACGCCATTGTAAAACGTGGACGAGTTTGTCGTTGGGACGAGGTACGTACACGCCCCGTTTGAACTTGCGGGCGCGGTGAACTGGAACTTGATTTCCGGCGTTGCATTGTTTGTCACACCCAACACATTGAGCGAGAAATGATATACCGAGTTCGCTTCAACGGGCAATGTCAAGTGATCGTCGTCCTGATATGTCGTGCTGTTGTTGACTGTCTCATCGGCGGTTTTGTAGGCAATCTTTACCTTGTTGAATGTGCTGGTTACATCCAAAGTCCCGGTTACACTGGAATTACCTGTTACGTCCACACCCTTATCGAATGAGAACTTTGGTGTACCGTTGTTGCTGACGATGGCGAAAGCTGTCGCACCCGTCCCTGATACTGTTTCGGTAACATAATTGTTAGCGTCATAGTCTAACCGTTTTTGCACGGTGGTAGAGCGGACGTGAAGTTTGGCGGATGCCGCCGCTCCAACCCCAATAGCCAGTCCCGTTGAGGTCAGCCTTGCTATTTCCGCCATCGTGGTTGACCCGCTCGGCGTAACTCGGAATCGTATGTCGGTTCCATTCGCGGTTGATGACCACAACTCGGTAGTTCTCATGTCTATTGCTACATTAAAATCGAAAGCGGAACCATCCCATCCCCAGCCACGAATAAGCGCGAGTTGCCTTCCAGAAGCTATAGCGGACGGTAACGCGAGTGTTCCATCTGCCGCATAATAATCGGACGCTGGAGAACTACCATAGGACCGATTAGAGATTATTGAGACACCCCCGTCAACCTCAACCGTCACCTTCCCAACTACCGTCGCCGTCCCAATGGAAAGTGTGTCGGTTATCGTTCTCGGATAGACGTTAGTTCCCGTCCGCGTCCATATCCCAATCGGAGTTAAACCGTTGACACCATACCAGTGAAGGACGCCGCCGAGCGAATAGAAGAACCCACCGCCAGCCGGGGCCGCGGTAGGAGCCTTGTACGCGTTGTCAAGGAATAATCCCCTATCCAGCCCTTGAAAATTCGGCTTGGTCCCGAATATGGCTATGTTCCCGTCCGTCCCTTGCGCCACTGGCGTAGAAGTCGGTTCCTTCGCCTGCAACTCCCTGATAGCTTTTTCCAGCGTTGCGATGTTCTCATACAAACGCGTAACGAGGAACCGCATTTCGTCCGGTGTCTCAGGGGTAGTATTTGCCGGGAATAATGGCATTAGAGTAGAGCCGCGTCGCCTTTCCTGGTCCTCAAGGTGTATTCAATCCCTAGTTCTTCGATTGTATAGGCAGTCCCTAGACTGGCCTTTGTCGCGTTCGTGTTGAACTCGAATCTGACCCGGGTACCGTTAATCAACGGGATGGGACGTTTGAACAACGGATTGGTCGTGGTCAAGGCTAGGTAGGGATTCGCCCCACCTACCGATACCGCCGTGCCGTCCACGTAAAGTTTCGCATCCAATGTCCCCGCGGGAGAACCAGCCTGACCAGAGACAGCCAGATACCAGGATTTCGGGCTGATAAGTTGTCCCTCGTCCACCACGTAGTCCCCTGTGTCAAAGTATGGCTTGATGGTCGTTGCGTTGTCCGCGGTGGCTGCTGAGTTGAAATAGAATGTATCGTCTGACGCGGACTTGACGAAAAAGACCGTCCCGTCTGAGCGTGTGTGAACCCACGTAATCGCATCCGCCCCTTGATGTCTCACCCAAACGAAAGCATCGTCCAAGGGCCTCTCGAAGAACATCTCATACCACACCGTCTTGTCGCTCATATTACAAGCGAGGTTGTAAGACTTGTTCGCCTCGTTGTACCATCCTAACCAAGAGGTCGGAGTTGTGGTAAACGCCCTGTAAGTCGTTAGCCAGTTCTTCGCGAGTGACTTCACCGACCCCCCATTCCAGAGATATACGTCATCGTTGGAGTTTGCCCAGACTATCCCGTAGGGAGTGGTGACTACCGAGTACGGCGCATCACAGCCTGAATACTTCTGTATCGGTACTTGCGTCCACGTAAGAGGATCGTCCGTGATGTTGATGTATGAGACTGAGCCGGTCTTGAATACAACGAGGTTGGACTCGTAGCCGAGAAGTTGAGTGATGTTGGAATCGTCGCCATAGCCGAGCGTGGTCTCGGAAAAGTCGCCTATATTGGGCAAGACATTAAACCGCGAAACACCATTACCGATAGTCGAGAATCGGATGGAGTTATCAAAATTCTTTGCAGCGATGGGATCGCGGTACTTTGCCACAAACAGCCGCCCGCTAACTAACGCGGAAAGCGCATAAATCGGTGTTGACGCGATTGAACTTCCACCATAGATTGTTGTCCCAACGTAAGTGAGAAGGTCTGATCCGCGACTTGCCCATTGCGCTCCCTTGATAGCCTTCGCCTTTATCCAGCAATTTCCTTGCGTAGCATCGTCAAGCGTCCATGTAAACCCCTCGCTTGCTGTCAGGTCAATACGATCAACGTAGAAATACCGCGACCAATCAACGCTTGTTTCAGTCGCACTCCCTGACGCCATAAAGAGATTGACATACCTTATTCTCTTGTCAAAATCCGGCGTGATTTTGAACGTAACGTCGATTCGTTCGTCCGTGGACACATCATCGTATATCGGTGCTGTGAGAATATCAGGCTCGGAAAGCAATCCGTCTATTGATTCACAAACGACAAGAACGAAATACCGGAAACCGCTTGGCAAGGGGTCTGTAAGCTCTGCAACATTGGCAATCGCACCAGCACCCATATTCACTTGTCCTATTTCCAAACTTTCGGTATATGTTCCCTGATAGGTAAACGTAGATGTTGCCGCATCTGGAAAAAATGTCGCATTGATATACCCGGACCAAAGCGGGTAATTACCACTGGCTTTTTTGTTGCTAAAAATGTAATTACTCCCCAGTTGTATGAGGTTGGGTTGAGTGTCAAAATCCGCCACGTAAGACGGATCCCAACGATCATGGGCATAACGAAGTAGAAACACTACGTTGCCTACCGCCCAATCCCCGTGTGATCCGTCGCCGTTGGGTTGTGCCGTCACAATCGTTTTGGATGAACCCGTATAATCTAAAATTGTTGCGCCTTCGTTCTTGGTGTCATTGTAAATATGCCATCCGTTGTAGTAATCGTTACTTGCGCTTCCCGCCGTAAGTGTATAGGTTATGAAGTCCCCCGATACTGTCGCGATGGTTGTATTGAGATATTCTCCCGTATCTACCCACGAATCTGTTGCCGTCGCGCTTTGTTTGAAAAATGGTTTCTGAAAAACATACTTCGACGCGCCCGATGTGGTCCCCGCCACAACGTCGATGTTGGTTGTTGTCGGATTTTCAGTCTGCGTTTTCCATTGGTTCTGAATCACCGTCAACGTTGTTCCCGCTACGTCCGTTATCGCGCTGGAAATGTCCGCCGTGTACCCCGTTCTCAGGCACATCTTGCCCGTCTTGGTATTCGGTACCACGTTGAGGCTGTCATCCACCGTCCCCAACGGACGATTAGACCTTGACGCCCTTGTATAGATGCCCTTGAAATCACTGAATTTGAATAGCGGGTATGGCATTTACGCTCCCGGTAATCCTGCGTTGATTTCCTTGTCCACAATCGCTTCTTTTGCAAGCGCGAGTTGAATCGTGTCCGGCTCCCCTTCTTCCATCTTGGCTACTGCATAGGCAAGGTCAAGGATCATAGGCCAGTAGGTCGAGGTTACCGCGATGTCCGAGCCATTAGGAGGTATGATGTAGCCATTGGTGCTTGCACCGTCCGCCGCCAGAGCCGAGGCGATGGTGAAGGCTGTCGAGCTGACATAAGCAACAATAAGCCGCGAGAACGGAGCGGCCGCGCTGTCTGTGCCTGCAAATGTCCCGCCTACGTGGGTAGAAAGTGTTCCCGTGAAATTGGTTATTGCCATCCCGGTAGCGGTAAAGGCGGTATCCGAAACAACCGCGGTGCTGGCCTGACCGTTCGTTATCGGGACGTGCCGCTTGATGTATCTTAGCGTGATGGAGTCTGACGCACCCGCACCCAAGACATACAGGGTTGAGTTGATTTCAGACCAGAGGGGGTTTGTTGCGCTCGCGGCAATAATCGTATTCCCACCCGTTCCCGCCCAGTTATACATGTCCTGTGGGATATATCTACACGGTAGGGACAGGGTGGAATCGTAAACATCCAGGATCTTGACTATCCCGTTGCCTGAGTTCCACGTCGAGAGTGCCTTGAAGTTCGTGGCTAAGGCTTGCGCTTCTGTGTTGGTAAACCCTTGCAAGGCATCCCAGTACTGAGAAGCATTGCCGCCGATCGACTCTAGTTTCGTCGCGGCAGATACCATTTTGTCAAGCCAACGGGCTACCGCGGTGTTAAGGTGTGCGTCCCGTTGTGCGCTTGACCACTTGTTACCATTGGTTGCCGCCGTTGCCGCGGGGTCGCCAATGTTCTTGGAATGACTGACACTTAATGAATCCCAGTTTGGAGTGCTAATGACGCACCTTCCCTTTCTGATATTCTCACTTGCATAATCTGAATAAACTGTTCGGGCATTTTCTCCTAGACATCATGATAAACAACGCCATACCCTGACGGCTTGGTTCTAAACCAAGAGTGCCGCACGCGGTCTAACTCCTGTGAGTACGCGACGCCAAGGCCAGCTGTCAACTCTTGCTTACCGACGTAAGGCGCGAGTTCCGTCGCTACCAGGTATTCAATGCACTTGTCCAGAATCGCGGGAGTCTCTGGGTCAACCGCTGTGGTTACATTCGTTGTCGGGATACCATAGTAGTACATGGTATAATTCCCGTCAGACAGAGCTGGATAGGTTGTTAACGTCCCGGCCCATCTCTTGTAAAACTCACCCGTTTGGAATCCCGTAGTCGGACTCTGACGGGTAATCGCATCGTAATCCTCAACGCTGACCTCTGTGGGTTGCCACGACGCGCTAGTACCCAAGACCAACTGTTTAATTTTGTAGAACCCCGACGGCTCCGACGCCGCGCCGCTTGTGAAAGCCAAGACTGCTGTGCTTTTCTCAAGGCAAAGCAATTCCTCGCAAAGCCGTCGCTGTGCATCGTCTATCTGTCCATAGACGTTGACATCAGCCAGCTTAAAATCCTTCACGCCGAGCAATAACTGAACCCGGTCTGCAATTCGGTCTGTGCGGTCCCCTGTTGCCATCGTGCCTCCAAATTAGATAAGCGGGGCACTTCGCAGCACCCCGCCCACTTGTTACCGGAAATACAACTCACGGATAACGACGTAGAACCGGAACAGGGTCGCCGTACCGTCTGTACCGGACTCGGCGGGGTTTTTGATCCCCGCATCCGCACCCAGATAGTTAAAGTAGAACCTGACCTTATCTGCGCCTTTTATCGTGGTTGACGCAAGCGCGTTATGGTTCACCCCGTCTGTCGTGGTGTCCGTAGCCGCTCCTGCGTCGTCAACGTGGATAACGCTGTCGAGAGCCGTCCACGCACCCAGATGATTCGCTTCGGTGTTACCAAGCTGATAGTACACGAGAACGCGTATGCTATCGTTGGAACGTCCGTAGCAAGAAATATCAAATGGTGCGCTTCTTCGCCCAGCCGTCATTTCCGACAGGTTGAGAAACTTCGTTGTGTCGTTCGCTGTTGAATCCTCGTATGCGGTTTTTGAATAGACAAGCCACGCCCGGTTGAATTGGGTCGTACCTTGTGCATAAGCCTCACCGACCAGCAACAGCGACAACGCAAGGAATGTGAATACAGCAAGCATCTTCTTCATGATGTCTCCTTGTGTTTTCGTTTATGAGCTGCGAGTCCGGCTTTTGATTTCTTGGTTTCACCGCAAGTCTCGCAAAGGAAAGTCTCTTTCGGTTTCTCCGGCACGGTAATCTCTACCGGTGGGACCTCCATAAACCATCCCCTGTGTTCGCGGTTTTCCAATAACCTCTTGCCTCGCTCGTCGCTGGTTTCGCCATCTGGCTCGAACACTGTGAACTCTGGATTGTTCTTGTCCGGTGAATCGCTCCAGTTGACCTTAATCCTCTTGTCTCTCGTATATCTCAGTCGCATTTTAGCCTCCTGTCAGTCAGCTAATTATGACCAGATCGCCGTGAAATTCGAGGCAACCGCCGGTGAATAACTGTACACGCAAATCGAGGACTGATTGGCAAACGTCGCGCCAGTTCCGTCATCAATTTGATAATCCGCACGCCTGTCACCGTAGATGAGTCCGCCACCGAACGCAATGATGTTCCCGTAATCGTCCTCTTTCCTTGTTTCCATGTACTCGGGAAGAGCAACGGCGCGGGCTATCGAGTTTGCGCCAATGAGCAGATTCATCCGAACGTCAGTGTTGTTGCCGATGTCCGTTGGGGCAGTTGCGGCCGCGACGGAAATTGCATCAGACGTAACGGTGAGTGATCCGTAGTTTGCACCAGTTGCGATGCTGTTGTGTTCCGTGACGTAGATCCCACCCCAACGACCCTTCGCACGCGAGAACATTGGGTTCTCTTTGTTTGAAGGAAGCGCGTGGATGTTCGCATCCTGATAGAGACTGTCCGCGCGGAGAGTCTTAAACCCGCGGGGATGGATAACGAACAGGTGTGTCTCTGAACCCTCGTACTTAATCGGATTGATGTTGTTCTCAATCGCGACGGTAGAGAGGATTTCGAGCAGTTCCGTGTCAACCACGTCGGCAGTCCCCAACCCTGAGTAAGCAGAGCGGTTCTTTCCGTAGACGTTGTTGAGCGGAAGTTTTTCGAGCAGGGTGGACGTTCCAATCTCACGAACGACGTTCGGGGAGTAACCCGAATAGAAGGCGAAAAACAGACCTTCGTCGAGGAACTTCGCGATTTCATTCGCAAGCAAGCCCTTTGCGACCTTCTTCAACTGGAAAGGCGAACGCTGTAACGTCTGCTTGCCCAGGATTGCGGTCGCATCGCGCCAGTGAGATACGTACACTTGCGTGTTGTAGAATGACATCGCCGTTTCCGAGTCAACGAGTTGGGTATTGCCCGTAACGCCCTCGTTGTAGAACGTCGATGTTGCGAGTTGACGAACCAGCGACATGGTGATCCTGTCGCCGGAATCTTTGCCCAACTGTGTCTTTTCCACAATCGGGAAGTTTGACATCTGGTCGTCCAGACTGCCTTCTCCACCCTTGTCTTTCCCAATGAGGTCTTTGAAAAACAGACCAGCTTGGGTTTGCTCATGGAGTAGAGTATCCCATACTTTCTTTACAGAATTGTATGCGGTAGTCGGAGCGTAACCATAAGTGTAGTAAGCCATAAGTCACTCCGTGTTTAGCGAGTTGATAGTGTGTTTTCAGCATCTTCAATCGCCTTCATCGTCTCGCCTTCACCGAACCGCTTGAAGGCCGCCTCTGCCCCGTATTTTCCTACGTGGGCTAAGATGTCCTCAACTTTCGCGGCTTGTGCCGGTGGAGATGATGCTGGCGTTTTCGTTTTCTGTGCTGTTTCGAGTTGTTTGTTTACCTCTTGCCTAGCCTTGCTGGTCGCGTCAGTCTGCACTTTGTCAAAGTTCCTGACACGGAGAGCTATCTCGTAAGGCGTAAGTTGACTGACTGCTTCCTGCCAAAACTCCTGTAACTTGTCGGGATCTTCGTCTGGAAACTTCGCCTTAAACGCCGCCCTCATGTTCTCGAACCTTGCTTGTTCTTGCACCTTCGCAATTTCCTGTTGGTACTGCATTCGAACCATTTCAACCTGTTGCTGTGTCTGTAGTGCCATGTCCTGCCGAAACTGAGCCTGTCCCTCTGGTGTATAGAGATCGTAAGCCTGTTGCGGCTGAGACTGCGGTTGAAATGCTTGCGGGTTTGCTTTGTACGCAAGATACTGCTGGTGCGCCTTCTGCAAGTACTGGGCATATTCCGGGTCGGTGTCGGCTTGATTCAGAATTGGTTCATACGGCTTGACTTTCTGATTCTTGCGCGTCATTTCACCAACTGCGTTTTTCCACCCCTTAACGACTTCGTCGATGTTCTTGAACGGTGTCTCTGCCAAGTACTTCGAGAAATCTTCTGCTGGTGCTTGGCTCGGCGGGGTTGCCGGAGTTGCACTTTGCACTGTTTCCGGTGCGGGTTCAGAGTCAGCCTTCGGGGGTTCACCTTGAATTTTCTGAAAACCGGCCAACTGGTTCTCAACTTCTTCAAGGTTCTCCGGTGTGACTTCTAGCTGTTGTTCTGGCATACATCCTCCTTGTGGGTGGGTACAAAAAAATAGCGGCTAGTCAGGATTCCCTTACTGAGATTGTCCTTACTAGCCGCTTGGTTTTACTGCTAAATTTACCTAGCTGCCTATGTCAATAGACGGTTACTTGGCGACGCCCTGCAACTGGACGCCCGTAACGACTTCCTTGTTCTTCACCCCTTCTTCTCTGGGGTGACCGAATCTCAACTCGTACTCTTTGTTGCCGTGAATCGTGGTCATTGTGAAACGGTAAGGAGCGTCGTTCGTCTCGAACTCAAATACTGGCTTGCCGTTTGCATCACTCACCAAGATTTTCATTAGTTCCTCACTCCGCCGACATTGAGCATTTCATCCCCCGGACCGGGTTTCTTCACGTTGGCCTGTGGCGGTCCGCCCGCCATCTGCGGAGGGACGCCAGCCATCTGTGCCATTTGTTCCACTTCCAGCGTGTCTTTGAGTGCCTCCATCTTGCCGGGGGAATCACTCGCCTTTATGATCGTTGACCACTTCACCGGCGCGCCGAGAGACTTCATATTCATCAAGTCCATATACCGGGCCTGTCTAGTCGTTGGATTGCCACTCACGTTGTCCAGAACAATGTCGTATCGTCCCACGGTGACATCGTTTATGGGCTTGCCATCTTCTCCGGGCTTATTCACCGTCACGGTCTTGGCTCCGTCCTCGACATTGACCAATCCCGCGCCCATCATCATCTTAGTTTTCTCGTCAATGACTCCGGGATGGAACTCACCCAATATCCTGACCTTGCGTTCCGACGTATAGAACTGCTGTATCAAGGCTACGATGAGTTGAGCAACGAGTTTGTGAGACTCCAGATAATGTTCAACCAACTCACCGATAACCGTCTCAGTCGGGGCTTGCAAGGCGTCTATTCCACGCCCGGACTTAACGCCTGACGGGACTTTCCCAAACGACGCATCGTTGATACCGGAGATTTCCTTCATCTCCTGAGTCGCGGCCATATCCATGTTGGCTAGTGCTGGAACGGCTTCAAGGTTGGAGTCGATTGTGCGGATGTTTTCCGGTGTCGGGGGTTTCTTCGTTACAACGATTTCACCCACTCCGCCCATTCGCTTACGGGCGTCCTCTATATCATCGAAAATGTCACCATAGGCAAAGTATGAGTTCTTCGCTGCGGTACCGAGGATGTGAATCAGTTGAGAATGTCTCTTGTTCTTCTCATCCTGCGGGTCGATCAGATCCTGGACAACACCCGTCTCAAAGTTGTTCGCAATGAAGGCTATCGTTGGAACGATGTCAAACTTGTTGTGAGCGTACGGACTCCAATCGTCCTCTAACATCACGGGACCGATGGAGTAAGAAAGCCTCACCTTGCGGATGGGCTTCTTGATGATCTTAAGTTCGATGCCCTGAGTAAGTGAAATCTCCTGCGCGGCTTTGAGTTCCTTGCCCTTGAGTTCGGTTTCCTTACGCGTACCGTCAGGAAGGACTACAAACGTCACCGATCGCCACATAAACTTCTGCTGCCTCAAGACAAGATACTTGCCCTGCTTCGGATCGTAAATGTCCGATTGGGATACCGTCTTGCCAAACGAATAATCAACGTCGTCCGCTACGGGAATCTTATCGTCACCCTCGGCGGTGGTCTTTAGTCCCTCAACGTCCTTTTTCTTGTCGGGCCAACGGGCTTGGATTTCCTCTTTGTCCATTGGAAGAACTTCGATAATCGCCTTCCGGTCGGAGAGGTCGTATTCCCGTCCTTTACCAACGACATACACGGAGGCGGGGTCCAAGTCCTTGATGGTGATTTCGCCCAACGGATCCAGTTCGTCTGACCACTCGACCTTCTGGAATCCCAACGCCCCGATAAGACAGTCCTTGAACGCTTTGAGTGCCTTCGTATTTCCCTTATTGATGTCCTTGACGTACTTTATCAGGTCGGTAATCGTCTCAGCTACGAGGGAATCAGCCGCATCGTCTCTCGGAAAGGCTTTCTGGTCAACCCTCATCTGGGAAATGATTCCATAGATGAGGTTGATGAACTTCTTGATTTCGTTGAAACTTATCGCGGGTTTTCCCTGGGCTTCCAGTTTGGAACGAACGTCACTGGGCCACTGACCGAGCTTGTCATCCACGCGATTGTTGTAGTACGCATAGAACTTCTCACGCAAGTCTCGCTCAACCTGTTCACGCGCAACCGCGCGATGGTACGCGTCAAGAATCTTTAAGGCTTCGTTTTCCATTATGCTGCCATCCAGTGATGTTCCGCTTCTGCCCCTTTGAACCGGGCAAGGACCGCCTTGTAGTCAAACTTGTTTTTCTTCTTCGTCAGGTTCGGCGTGTCATAAATATAGTTCAGCAAATACCGGCAAGCGTCTATCGCGTGATCATCCTTCTTCACGGGTTTCTCCAGTGAGTTCTGAGTCGCGCCCGGTTTCAAATCCTTCCACCGATATGTCTGAAACTCCGTTCTCAGGTTCACACAGTTACGCAAAATCCGCAACTGTGGTTGTCCGTTCTTGAGCTTGAGCATTTCCTGAACGTGGTTGATGCCAGCTCTGACATCATTGTTCGCTGGCGTACAGGCTATCCCATAGTCCATAAACTCGTCAATCACACTCCGGCCCGTGACGCCGTTACGATTCCGGCAAGAGGGGTCAATCAGCACAAGACGCGAATGAACATCCTTGTCCTTCGTCTTGATGATCTGGGCTATCTCACTTACGAGTTTCCCACTTGAGAAAAACTCGTCATAGACGTAAACCTCTCCCGTTGGGGCAACCGCACACCACAATACCGCGGTAGGATTCCTGTACCCGTGATCCATCCCCACAAAGCGGTACCAGTGTTCGGGGATCTTCGTATCGTTGGGAAGCACGAACGGTTCCTTGTCCTGAAATTCCTTATACACCAGACCTTCAAAGGTATCGAACGAGCCGTAGACATAACGCTTGACCCATTCTTCGGGATAGAGTTTTATCAGCGAGTCAACATATCCCGCGGGGAGATATTTGTTCGCGTCTGACGGTGCGTTGACGATAAAGTGGTCTTGGTCTGGCCCCATCACCCAGCGTTTCCACACCCAGTTATGCCCTTCAGGATTTCCCACTCCAAAGGCTGTGTGGCGAACGCCCTTGCGCCTCAATCTACCGACCAGACCAAGCCACATTTCTTCGGGACATTCCTCTACCTGGTCAATCCCAAACCACCCCAGGTTCATCGACTTCACTTTGTCAAACGACCCCTCCAAAGCCCTTCCCACGACGAGCGAACCGTTGACGTATTCCAGGCTGTGTTCGGCTTTGTTGTAGGCCTTAATGAGCGGCGAATCCTTAATCGGCATTTCCTTCCCCTCAACAATGACGGGAAAGTTGATGTATTCGTGCCACGTCGAATCTCTTAACTCCGGATAGGTCATTCTCCCGATGAGTCCAAAATTACCGGGATATTCAAGTGACAACTGATGCCCCTCAGCGCAGAAAGCTGTGGTTTTCCCATTACCATAACCCCCAAACAAAGCCCGGAACTTCGCCGCGCTCCGGTGAAATTCCGTCTGGTGTCTCTGGGGATTATATTTCAGGATTATCGGCGTCATTGTCTGAGAAGTTCCACCGTCTTTTTACATTCTGCGCAGTACGCGAACGACTTTACATAACTCTTTGGGTGCGGGAACGCGTCCTTGATAAAATGCCCGCAAGATCCTTGACTACCGCTAGCAAGTTCGTGCAAATAAATCGTCATCGCTGGCTTGAGCTGGCCCGCGTGGTCGGCCTTCTGGTAGTAATGGACGTTGGACCGTCTATGTGTCGGTTGAACATGGTCTGAGTCGATGAGGCTCATAATTTCGGGACCCACCAAAGTATCGAAGATCCGTTCTTCCCGCAGAGTGTAAATTTACCCGCCGTGTTTTTCCTCACCGATACCGTGGTATCCGCGTACTGATTGGCGTCCACCCCGACATAAGAAGCGACTACAATCCCCGTGGCAATCGTAAAGTTCGCGAGCGTCACCTGGATACTGTCATCCACGGTTATCGCCGCCGTCCCAAAGGTGACGTTGAGTTCAGAACGGTTGAGCTTGACGTTGGCGGTGTCTTGCGCGAGCGTAGCCTTGGCTGCAATCTGATTTTTCTTGTAAGTCGTGTCCGCAGCAAAAGCCGTCCGGCTCACATACCCCGGCTGGTTCAGAGTGTCCTCCGCGGCCACCATTTTATCAAGCGAGTCCTGCACGGTCGTCCCTACCAGCGTCAGCTTGAACGCCGGTATCAACTGCGCCTCCGCCACCCCAAAGCCAAATACCATCAGTAATACAAGTAACCGTTTCATCTCATCCTCCTTATCGTAAAACTCCAGTTATGGTATATGGCGTTGTGCCGCTCCCAATCACCCATATCGTGTCCCTCGCTAACCTCGGTAAATAATGAGCCTCACCTGCCAAGATGAACAAACACTTGCCCCCATTCCTCGATGCAGCCAGCGTATCCGCCTTGTTCAAAGCCACGATCAACGTGTCGGTCGCTACGTCACGATTATAAATCGTGTAATCCTTCTCCGACCTGTCCCGTAACGGCACCGCTACCCACGCCGTCGTCGCACTCCCTACTTTCGTGAACGCCGCCGCTATCGGCTTTACCTGGCTCCATCCCAACACCGGAACCATTACCATCACCAAAAACCAGAATCGCTTCATCTTACCCTCCTGCCTGAACATTGTTAACTTCCGGATTCATCGCTATATATAACCGCGCTAAGTCCCTCGAAATCTGACTCGACTTCCGACCCAAAACCCCCTCAGCCCACTTCCTCGTCAACCTCGGCGCAATCTGGACATACGCCCGACATACCAACTCACCGTATTCCTCACCACTCAAGACTTCCTTGCTCCATAAATCTGAAAAGTGTTTTCCCGCCTTTTTCGGAGACTTCATTGGCCTTTTCACGAATTTCACACCCTACACTTTTCAAAAATATTGGCGATTTCAACGTGCCATTTCCCCACCACGCCAAGACAAAATCACTCCCATCCTGCCCGGTAGTGCGGGGATGGGAGTCACATACGACACCCGCCACCCCCTATGTCAACCCCTCCTACCCCCGTCTTGCCCCGGTCCTGTCCGGTCTAACCCTCGCCCCGACTATGACTTACTGACATTATGCTGGCTTACATAACATCACTTATAACCATTGCTAGCATCTTGTCATACATCCTCGTATGTGGCAGCCCTGATACCGTCCTGTGCTACCTCTACCTGGCTCAACTCATCCTTTGACAAGTCCCGCCTAACCCCTGATACCAGGCTCACTTGGGTGATGGTGCCTCCGTGCGTTAACTGATCGCCCCATTTCTCACGCCTGTAAGCCTTTAGGATGGGAAATATATACCCAGCCCCACCCCTCTCTAGCGAAAAAGCGACGATGTGCTTCTCCAGCTCATCAATCTTAGCTTGCTCGATCTCATCCCATTTGTCAGCGAATGTTGGGTCTTTGGTACGCCAATAAAAGGCAGTCCTACGATCTATACCAATTTGTTTAGCCGCCTTTGCAATGTTGGGCCAATGATCGGGAAGGATAGCGAGGAAAATATCTTTGTGTTTAGCCTGTTCCTCGATGATTCCCTCGGTCCCTTTAATCAGGTTAGCCAGACTATTAGGGTTGGTTTGTGTTCTCGCCGCGATTGGCTGCTGATTAGTTGACGGGGTTTGCTCTATGTTTGCCGGTTGGCTCAATTCACGCCTATTCTGTAAAGAGTTACTGTGTGCTGGTTTCGGGGGTCTTGCTCAGTGGGTTGCTCGGTGGGTTGCTCCGCGTCTCTCTTAGCTCTGTTGTACGCGCTGATGCCTAGCCCTAAGTATACACCTATGGCGAGGCCGTAAATATGAGCTAGTGTGATGTAGAGGGCGTCCGTTACTGTCCCATCCCTATTCAAGCAAGGTAAACTTTTGCGACTGTGCCGGTTAGCTCAGAGCACTTCACCGGCCAGTTGATCTTTATGCCGCTAGTATTAAGATAGCGTGCGAAATGGCGTTTGTCAAGAACTATTTTGTAAATCTTTCATTCTGTTCAGGTCAGAATATGAGGGCTATATTCATTCGAGAATCAATCAAGTTTACATAATCATTCTCATATCGGTACGCGTTTCGTTAATACTTCTCACTGTGATGCACGTCGCTACTCGGTAATATTTTCAAAGGCTAATGATTTGCCCGTGCTCTCTCTGTGGCACAGATAATGCAATACCATATCTAGTCAACGAAATACCTCACTATCAGAGCGGGGCCAGCTCTCTAAAGTCGGCGAAAAGATCATGACGAAAATAGAACGAATGTCCCAATTGTTTGACGGCCTTTCACGGGCTGGTTTTAGCTATTCAGAGGCACAAGCCCTGAGACGTATCGAAATGACCCTGCATAGATGGGCAGAACACGAGTGCAACGGGGAAATTGAGCGAGATGAGACAACGGGCAAAGCGTATGCCGTTTCAATGGCTTACGTCAACGGCACTGGCGATTATAACCGCTGGCCGACCGCAGACAGGGAAACCGGAGCACTTGCACGCCTTGCCAAGATCATGGCAAAACATCCCAAATTCGTGGCGTATAATCAGTCAGACCCACGGGGGTGTGCGCTGTATATCGTCCGCAAGTCAGATATACCTAAAGACGGTAAACTTGAATCCTACTACACACGCGGCATTGCAGTCTGTGTATAGCCCTTCCCCCGTCTCCGCCCGAAAAAAGATCAGGGAGCACAATGGAACGAAGTATCTCACCATCTGCGAAAACAACCATCGCCCAAGCGGTGAGAATAAGCGCGTCACGATCCGAGTACACGGCGAGACAGCACCGGAGTTTTCGAAAGCGATTCGAGACGCCGTCAGCGCGATGCTTGCCTGAGTAAACTAGAAAGGGAATGACCATGCGAATGAAAGCTAATACCGTTGTCGTGTCTTTCCGCCTGCCCCGGCCATTGATTGACAGGCTCAAGGGCACAGTGAGAGCGAATAAGCCAGCGATCAAGGACATGACCCATGCCGCAGAAATAGCTATAACGGACTGGGTTGAGCGGAATGAAAAGAAATAGTGGGCACGAATTGTACTGAAGGCGCGCTGTCAATGACGGCGCGCTTTGAGTATGAACCGAATAAGTGGAACCCAAACGGGCGATAGCATCACCACGAATACGACCACCAACATTACGCTTTCCTCATCCATTGAGTGCCCTCATTATCGCGTGTACTGACTTCTCTAAGGTGAATAACCCTGCCGTCTCTACCGCGTTGCTACTGAGCTTACCCATGTCACTCATAAGCATCTCGTGTACCTTCGTTGCCCACCTCTCCGCGTCCAAAGGCAGGACATAGCCATTTAACCTGTGCCACACCATCTCATTCGCACACGCCGCGTTTTCGCACGTTATGACCGGGACGCCAGAGGCCAGGGCCTCGCCTGCAACTTGGCCCCATAGCTCACACCGCGTCGGCATTAACAGGATCTGTGAGAGACGGTAGAAATATGGCATTTGGTCGTAGTCAACCTTGTGGACCACCCTCAGACTTACCTCAGAATTGACCAACCTTTTGAACTCAGGGTATAGCGGACCATCCCCAATGATTAAGGCTGAGGTGTGCCTAACGATGGAAAGACGGTTCAAGACTTCCGCTACGAATAGGGGCATTTTCCGGTCAACAAATTGAGCCACATAAATAACGTCATAGAGTTTCGGCGTTATCTCTAGCGGATAGAATCTATGCGTGTCAATCGGGATATGGCTTACAACGGGATCTGCCCCGTACTCCCGATACAGACTTCGCCCCTTCTCACCAGCTACTATCACCGCGTCCGCGTGTCTAGCCATTAGACCCTTGAGCCATCGCTGACGGGGTGTGTAATGATCTTCCCACAACTTCCAGGAGTCAGACCATAGTATGACCCTCCGCCCGTGCATCTTCGCCCACAAGTAAGCAGCTTGACCCGTGAACCCATCACCGTAGATCATCACCACATCAGGGTTGAATAGTCCCGCCTGTCTGAATATGTCAGGATTGACATGGCGGAATCCCTCATCACCATACTTCACGATATGCCTTTTGAGGAAGATAGAATTGTGCCCGAAATCCGTGGAGTGCCACGGTCTATTTTCCTCGCGGCGCGTGGAATATATCACAAGGAAATTCCCTTGACCTAACTTAGAGGCCAATAGGTCATAGGTGTCTAGCCTGTAGGGATAGGGCTGATTGGCGATGAGGGCTAGTTTCATTTCTTGCGCCCACCTTGGTTTTCTTCTAAAATTACCAAAAGAAACACCGTTACCAGAACCGCGGCAAGGCAAATGCCCATACCCATTTTATTTCCCCTTCCTGATTATCCTCCACATCCTGACCATCGCATACCCCCATACCCTCACTAGGTTTGGGATCTTCCACAAAAGCGGCGCACACATCAATACGTACACTGAATAGTAAATTGGATTATGCACACACTTGATACTGAACAGTTCCCGGATTGTCTCTGGCTCTGTGATGCCCGTCCGCGTCTCGTCCACGGTCAACTCAAGGTCAAACGGTGCGAATGGCTCTAGCCTCTTGAGTGCCTTGCACGTCCACGCGTAATCTGAACAATAATGAGGCAAGAGCCACTTGTGAAACTTGACTCTCTCAAAATCTGACCACATCATAAACACGGCACGATTGGACAGCGCATTGGGGATGAGGGAATTGACCGTTGAGATTGCCCCAAACTGACGCGTGAATATCCACTCCCACAAGACTCGCTTACCATCTCCCGCCCAGTGAACTATCCGCCCCGGCTTGCAATGCTTGACGGCCGTCTCAATGAAGTCCGGGCCAAAGGTCGTATCGTTGTTCATCACTCCCACGATGTCCCCCGGCCTAGCTAGTCTCGCAATATACCTCTGTCCCGCCTGGAGTGACCCCGCCCAATAGTTCCCGCTTGATACGCGGATGCACTCATAGTAACAGCCCGGAGCCGTAGCCTCGCAAGTCCCGCAGTCCTTCGTCCCGCTATCCACCCAGACTATCATCCACGGCTTGACGGTCTGGGCGCGTAGGCACTTGATGAACTCACTCACGTTCTCGTTATGAATCGGGAGAATGAGAAAGGTCATTTCTTAGTATTCCTCATTAACTGACGCCATTGCGGGTTGATTGTGCTGGAATAGTCATACTCGCTTGGCGCGATGTATCTCAGGTCAATCCACATAAACACAACTGAGAACGCAAACCCAGCTACGACCCACCACCAAGATATGCCAGAGTCCCGGACAAACAAGTAGACGATCATCAGGAAGTTCATCCCGGCGGCGTAGTTCTTCCAGCGTTCAAAAACGAACTTGACTTTACCGATGGTCATTCAGCCACCTTCGGTACTTGTTGCAGTGGCGGGCAATGATTAACAATCGTCCCGCCCATCCTCTCGTGATATACCGGGGTGCAACCGATATACAGCTCCCTCGTCCGCGGACTATCCGGCGCAAAGTGCAGAGTATTGAACGCCCGTATATCTTCTGCGCTATACTTCCCCTTGTAAATCGACTCAGGGAGTATCATTGGGGATTCAATCTCATTCACCGATATGTTGATATGCTTGAGCCTGATATCCTGTACGTGCCTCACAAACTCATCCTTAATGTCCGTGTGATGGAATGTAGCCCATACGTTGAATCTCTTGGACGGCTTACACCGGATTATCTCAGAGACGTTCTTGAGGTTGGAATAGATCCTCACATCCGTTCCCCTATCTGTCAGGTAATTAACTATCTTGTGCATACCGAGATGGAACGATGGCTCACCCCCGGAAATACAGACATAGGAGATCCACTCAGGGTATTCGGTCCCTAGAAACTCAACCCATTCCTCGGCGGTGCATTCCTCATACTTCTGCACCTTACCCTCTGTAAACATGGGGCAATATCCACAGTGAAGATTGCACTTCGTTGTGAGTATCAACGTGAACCACGCGCCACGTGTGTACTTCCCGCCCCGACGTGGATTAACCAATAGCTTATTGAATAAACTACTCATACCGCTCTCTCCTTTAGTTCGTGAATGATCGCCGCCACTCCCAAAACAATGCAACCGGGGGCTAGAAAGTGTAAGATTGCCAAGAACAAATCCGGCGGAACGCGAAAATACAGCCCCGGCCCGTCACCATAGAGGAATACGTTGAGCAAGCCAAGCACAACGACAAGTAATACCTTCCTCATTTCTTCTCTCCCTCTTTGGGATAGGAAAATAACTCCATTTGCCTTAAACGGTTGCGTTGTTCGCGATTCAAAAGATTTCTCCGTCTACCGTGGGGAAATCTTTTGGCCATTCACCAATAAATTCAGATTTAAACCGTTTCAAGTCATTATCAGCAGCACAGAATTGACTTTTTCGTTCGTTGTGTTCCGGTTCCCAACTTCTGACATTCCCAACCATCCCGATTGTCTCCTTGATCTTCTCCAGCAGCTCCACGCCTTTTGCCCCGTCCAATCCATCCTCGTCATACACGGCGTTGCAAATGGCGTCGTAGCAAGAATCCAGAAGCGCGGTCAACAAGTCGATTCGCGCGACCAACTGGTTTTCCCTCTGGCCCCATTGTAAACTCGCACTTCTCATTTCTTCGGCCAGCTCTTTCATTACCCCCCCCCCTATCTTGTGAGTTGCAATTTTTTTGCCTCTATCCGATCCTTTATCGCCTCTTCGATCTCTTCAAGACAGTCAATGTAATCGTCATCGTTTAACTGTTCTGTGCGGCGACTGATTTCTTCCAACAAGTCTCCAGCAACTACGTAGCCCCTTTTCGCCTTTGCCATAAATCCTCCTGATTAAATGCGTTCACCCACAGCCCGCAGTATCTCTTTCGCAACCAATAATCCGTTGATATAACTCTGCGTCGTCAACGCCCTAACCACATCCTTCCTCTTTGCGGCCTCGCGGCGTTGCCTAACTCCATCGCGAATTGCCAAATTAAGGGCTTTGCGAAGCTCAAATCGTAGTTGCTTTGCCGTCATCTGTGGTTTAGTGTCTTGTAGGTGTCGCACCGTTATTCAGCCCTCCTTCGGTAATGTTATCGTTTCTCCCGCCCGCCCCATCGCGGCTTTGAGCACCGCCAATCCCCAACGCACTTCTTCAAGTTGATCTTGAGCCATCTTGATATTTCTAATGGTTGTTTCTCGGTAGCGTTCCTCTTCTGCGTTGGGATCGCCCAGAAAGGAAAGCGTTTTTATCAGATTCTTTTCCGCGAACTCAAGTGTTTCGATTGCATGCATTTTCTTTACCCTTTCCTGGTTTCGCGTAGCTTACGCACCGCTTCTTCTGGGGTTGGCAGATCGGTGAAATATCCGTCGATCTCCAGTGGGTTCCTTACGTCCTTCTCGAATAGCCACAAGAGACAGGCTGCGATTCCCGCCTCGTATGTCTTCCCAATGAATCGGTCTTGCTGACCGTCAACACATTCATCGAACAGCGCGTCGATTTCTTCGTCTGTCCTTTGGTTCACCCGGATTTCGTACGTCTTGTCTATGTCTGGGTGTTCCAATAACGCGTTGCAAAGCTCGCAAAGAAGTTGATGAGTGAATGTGCCCGCTTCGTGATTTTCAGCGCGATTGAGGATGTCTCTAACCTTTGTGATCTTCATTTTCCGTCCTCTTGGTAGTAAGGGGTGATCATGCCTTGTCCTCTTTACAGGTGAGGACGGACTTCGCAATATTTACAGCATCAAGGGCGGCA